TTCTTCTGCGTGGAAGACCTGTGTTTGTACCTTCAGCCATGTCGGCTTGGCAACCCCATTCTTGCCCGTGAACGATGCCTCCGTGAATAAGACGTTGTTGCCAGGCACGCAGGCGATCCGTCCATTGGCAAGCTCAATGAAGTGATGCGACTTGGTCTGACTTGGCTCCAGGCTGTACCCGTCCCCATAAGGTTCTGCGGTGAACATATAGGCTCCCCGCATCCATGTCTGCCTACCGGCCAGCCACACCTGGCAATCCAATTCGCGCAGATAGTCGTACTCGATGGTCGTGAAGTTCCAGCCGAAACAGTCCCACCGCTGTGCGTCTCCAAGGGTCCACGGCTCGCTCGTCCCATTGGTAAACGCCAATGCGTGCAGAGGCAATCCACGGTACAACGCCCCGCACTTAAGCATGACCGTGCAACCCCAGGCCCGGTGCGGTACCGAGTATAGCCCGAACCATACGGCATCCTCCCATCCGCTCTCGTTGCCTTGTGAGATAAACTTGCGATCCACCATGACATACTGGTGGCGGGGAAGATTTCCGGCGAAGGTCATTTGCGATCCATCCACATCGCCATGAGGGCAACGCCGATGGCAAACATCAGCATCTCGGTCGGACCTACTTCCATTGTGGCCCCGTGATCCATGCGACCAACGCCCAGCGCGTGCCTAGCAGTGGTGCCTTGGCCTTGTGCTTGATCCATGAAGGGAAGAAGTTTGCCGATCCCTGGTGCGTGGACTTCTCCACCCCATGCCAATCGGCCTCTACGCGCAACCCTCCGCCCACATACTCCTCCGGCCTGGATAGGTTGATGACGCAAGTCAGTTTGCGGTCGCTACCGTCATAGGTATCGAAGTGCCACTTGAACTTCTGGAGCGGACGATACCTCAACACCTGAAGCTGTTGCATATCCATTATGTCAAAGCGATAGTGTTCCGTGTTTACCTGGTCCACCACTGCGGCTAGGTAATTGTAAAGCCACTGGAAGTGCGGTGCCTTGGGTATCCAGCAGGAAGAGCAGGTCCGGGTACGGCTGGCAACGTGGGTGCCGTCCTTCGACAATACCGGCGCACGTTTCATCCCAATGACCTCCGCATCGCGGATAATCATCTCGCATTGCGAGCGGGTCAGGACTTGCGGTACCGTTACCGCCGTGAGGATCTTTTGCTTGAACGCTTTTTCGGTTTGCATTTGTTCTTCCTTTCAACATATTCCTCCAGAAGCTTTTTGATGGCGTAACTCGCCAATTCCTTGCGATCATACTTGATCCTGTTAAATCCAATGGATGCCAGCTTGTCGGACGCAATGTCATCCATGTCGAATTTCATTTCGACCATCTTTATTTCACGCTCTCCGAGAAACTTTATTTGTCCCAGTTCTTCCATTCTGACCTTTCCTCCCTCGACTTGGCAATCAGCCACGAGAGAAAGCTACCGGCAAACACAAGTAAAGAGATTCCGCCGCCAACCAGGAAGGCAAACAGGACAGCGTGAAAGAACACCTCGCTAAAGAACTTCAGATAGTCCGTCATCTTTCCTCCTCTTAAGCATTTTGTTCAGGGTGGATTGGTCGATGTTCGCCCCGCCCATCCTGCACCAGAAGAGTACGGTGCCGTCTTTGAAATCGTCAAGCAGGTTCTTGATGTTATCTTCCTCGCGGTAACAGCAACAGTCCTTCAGGCCAGGACGCTTGTTCGCCGGGGTCAGTTCGTCCCCGACCAATACCTTGCGGCGTTGCAATAGGCGCAGGTCGTAGATCGCCCGGATGGCAATCTCGCTGGCAAGGAGTTTGACCCGCTCCTCCTGACTTAAACGGTTCGCTTCAGCTTTGACCATTTCTTCCTCTTTCCAGAACGATCCTCGGCCCAGGCCGAATAAGCGTTCCATAGTCTCGCCGCATCCAGGGCGTTCTGTTTGTCGTCAAACACATCGTCGGCTGGCGGCAATCCGTTGGGCGGCTCGGCACCCCATAAGCGAGGACCAACCGGATTCTCCATCGACTCAGTCACCACCCGCCACTTGTCTCCATGCGGGATTACCTTGACAGGAGTCATCGCTTAAACCTTGAAAAAATTGGATCATTTTTAATCATTTCATCCACTTTCTTTCTTTCAATGTGCCTTCTAATTATCCCATTCCATCTGAAAGGAAGTAGTATTAAATCTAAAAGTGCGCCAACCGAAAATATTGTAACTATGATTCCAATAATAAAAAACACAACAGCAACACCAGCCGTTAGCCCAATCTTAATTCCTTCGACAATCATCGAATCTCCTCTTCCAGCTTCTTGATGTCAGCCTCAATCTGACCGCGAAGCTTGGCCATGTCGTTGGACTGTCCGGCGTAGTGGATCATCTGGGCATCCATATACCGGTTCAGTCCGAAGTGTTCTTCCACACTGGTCATGCAGTTGAATGACGGATCAAGCTCCTGAAGATCCAGATCGCACAGGTGCGCCATGATGTTCATCCAGGTCTGCTCGGCAAAGTGATTTGGGAACAATCCTATGGGCGGCTGGGCAAAGATCCCGGCAAAGCTTTTCGTGACCACAAAAACACCAGTGTTGACGTAAAACCTTGGCTCTATCTTGTAACCAAAAGCCTTGGCCAGTGCCGTCATTCCAGGCTTGCGGTCCAGGTATGATCCCTCATCAAAAGCGCAGAACTTCTCTACATCCTTGGAGATGTCAGGGCAGTCCAGCGCGACCAGCACATCAGCGTCAAGGAAGGTGACGACATCGTAGCCCTTGGTCGTCATCAGGTGCGGGATGATAAGCTTGCTGTACTGCACCGGATGCGCCAGCGGCTTCTCGATGGAGATAAAGTCCTGTTCGTGCCGTTTGCAGTAAGCTTCCATGCGCGGCTTTGTCAGGTTTAGAACCTCCAGCCAATCGTCCCCGAAAGCTTGGGTGACTACAACTTTCTTCATGCCATCTCGCAGAGTTGGTAGTCGGCCTCTTCCAGCAAAAGCTGCGTGGCAAACTCGGTCAGGTTCTCGTCGTCCTTGATCTTATTGCCATCGATCATCACTTCGACCCTGGAGATATCCATGTCGTAAGGAACGTCAGCCATGTAATGCTCTCGGTGGCCCTGCGGCCCGATGTCAACCCGGTGTGTCTTGTAGATCACATCGGCAAACGCCGTGGCCTCCTTGCCTCCCCAAATAAATGTTACCTGTATGTCCTCTATCTTTTTCATAGTCTTGGTACCTCTTTCTTTACTTGCGCCCAGGCAAACAAAGCGCGGACCAACGCCCTTTCGAGGTGATCCGCAGCCGTTTCGCCGTTGTTGTCAGGGCAAGGCGTTGACTTCTGCAACTGCAACATGGCCGTGGACAAGTGACGCATAGCACGACCTATATGGTAATCATGCACCGGCTTGTCAACATAAAACCATTCTCCGTAGGCGGATTTCTCCGAGCCTTTGCCCATAACGCGCCACGTTATATCCTCGGCGGCTTTGCCAAGTTCCTCGATGGTGGGTGGTGTCATAGCTTCATCCCTGGTGGGTTGTACTTCTTTGACCACGCCCAGACTTTGAGCATGGCACTAAAGGCTATTCCGGCCTCGTGCAGTTCCTCCTCGCTCCACTGGTGGATCACCAAAGTTTCTGGGTCGTTAGCCGCCAAAACCACCGAAACGCACGCTGCCTTGGGATTCTCCGAAGCGATGCGGTAGGCCCAAAGTTGGGCGCAGTCGCTATCGTAGAACGGATCGTACTTCGGGTTTACCTTGCGGTTTTTAAGGTCGATGATTGCGTCACCGATCCGCTTCAGTCGGACGTAGGCATCGCATCGTCCAGCGTAACCAGCACCAACCAGTGCCTTTTCGCACCAATAGGTTCTTTCGATATTGTCTTCAGCCCACTCTCTAAACGTCTTGATATACGGCTGGAGTTCCGGGTCTTTGGAACAATCACGTCCAAGTAGGATATGCTCCATTTGTTCGTGCATTTTCGTTCCGTGTTCCGCCGCCTTGGTTGTGGATTGCTTCGAGTCTTTGAC